GAATATACTTCGGATTTATTCAAAGGATACCATTTATCATTATTAGGTGATATACATAAACGTCAGTATGTAGATAAAGAAAAGACTATATGCTATCCAGGGTCTTTAATACAACAAAATTTTGGTGAAGCGTTTGAGAAGCATGGGTATGCTATTTGGGATGTTAAAACTCGTAAACCTAAATTTTTCGATATACCAAATAATTATGGATTCTATACTATAGATATAAAAAATGGTAAATTACCTAATATTGATAATATACCTAAATATCCAAGAGTAAGACTCCGTACAGTTAATACTACTGAAGCTGAACTAAAAACTAACATAAAAGAAATAAAAAAGAAATCTCGTCCTAAAGATATAATAATTATTAAGCAAGATAAAATTCAAGGTCATGCAACTAATACTAGATCATTAACAAGAGATGTACGTGATATAAATTATCAAAATACTCTATTACAAGAGTATATGGAAAAAAATCATGATATCGATAGTGATATGATGAAACAAATTAAACGTATTAACAAAACATTAAATAACGAGTTACGTAATGAAGATATAACACGTAATTTAATTTGGAAATTAAAAACCTTTGAATTCTCAAATATGTTTAGTTACGGGCCTGATAATAAAATAGATTTTACTAAAGCTAAAGATTTAATAGGATTATTCGCTGCAAACCATACAGGTAAATCAGCTATTTTAGATTCTATATGTTTTTGTTTATTTGATAGATGTAATAGAACAAAATCAGCTGATCAAATAATGAATAATACTAAAAATAATTTTTATTGTAAATTAAATATAGAAATTGATGGTACTGATTATTATATTGAAAGAACAGCTAAACGTTACTCTAAAGGTTGGATGAAAGGTAAAGTAAGAGTTGATACTAATTTCTGGTATATTGATGAAGAAGGTAACGATATATCGCTAAACGGAGAGCAGAGGAGAGATACAGATAAAATAATTCAAAGTTATGTTGGTCAATTTGAAGACTTTGTATTAACAGCCCTTTCAGCACAAAATAAGAATACAGGGTTTATTGATATGTCTCAATATGAGAAAAAAGACTTACTATCTCAATTTCTAGATATTACTGTATTCGAAGAATTGTATCAATTAGCTAATGATGAAATAAAAGATGTGCAAGCTCTGTTAAAAGATTTCGGAAGTACTGATTATTCACAACAATTATTAGATGCAGAAGAAAAACTTGAAAAGGATATAAAAAGATATGATGAGTATAAGGAGGAAAAAGATTCTATTCAAATTGCTGTAAAAGAAGTACAAAAAAGTATATTAACTAAAACTAAAACGCTCCATAAACGTGTTCCTCTAGATGATATAAATTTATTAGAATTAGAACTTGTTGGGTTAGATAATCAAATAAAAAATATAAATTCTAGATTACAATCTGATGAAGGAATTGCAGCATCAAATAAAGAAAAAATAAAAAAAGCTAATAAATTATTAAATTCATATGATGTAGATGTTGTTAATGATAAATATATAAAGTATAATGAAACTAAAATAAAAATTAATGATTTAGAGCAAACTCGAGAAAGATTAAAATTAGAAGTTAAACATAAGTTAGAAAAGCTAGAGACTAAAAGTGAATTCGACCCTAACTGTGAATTTTGTAGAAAGCGTGAAAGTGAATATATTGAAATGTCTAAAGCAGTAAGAGTTGAGTTAGAGCAAGATAAAATCCGTGTAAAAGGTATTTTAGCTGAATTAAAAACTTACAATGAATACATAGAAAATAATATAAATGTTACGGATGATTATAATAAAATAAATCAAGTAAATAATTTATTAAGTACTATTGAAAGAGAACGAAATGCAGGTAGAATAGCATATTATCAAGCTAAAGAAAAGCGTGATCAATTTCAACAAAAAGTTAACTCTATAAAAAAGAAAATAAAAAAATATCACGATAATATAAAAGCTATTGAAGAAAATAAAAAAATAAATGATGCTATTAACTTATTAACAGATAAAGAGAATGAACTTAACCATAAGTTAAATGATATAAGTAGTAAGTGTCAATTATGTTACAGTGATATAAAAGTTCTAAAATCACAGATAAAAAATATTAATAATCAAATAAAAAAAGCACACGATTTAGAAACTAAATTAAAAGCATATGAATATTATCTAAATGCTATACAACGAGACGGCATACCATATGAAATTATATCAGATACATTACCTTATGTAGAGGAAGAAATAAATAATATTTTATCACATATTGTAGATTTCAAATTAGAGTTTAATGTAGATGGTAAAAATATATTAACTGATATTAAGTATGGTGATAATAAGTGGTCGTTAGATATGACATCAGGTATGGAGAAATTTATCTCATCTCTAGCTATTAGAGTTGCTTTAATCAATATATCAAGTCTACCGAGACCAACCTTTTTAGCTATAGATGAAGGATTTGGTAATTTAGATTCTAATAATATAAACTCTATCGCATTATTATTTGATTACCTAAAAACTGAATTTGATTTTATGTTAGTTATATCACATATAGATGTTATGAGAGATATGGTTGATGATCTTATTGAAATCTCAAGAAACGGACAATTAAGTAATGTTATTTATTAATATTTGATATTTATATAAGATACCTGCGTAGAGTAGGTAGATATATGGAGATTAATTATGATACGACGACAAGGCAGAATGCCTGACGTTTTCGATACGGATGTACTGATTGTAGATCAGCAATTCACATCCCAATACTTTAGAGTATCTGAAGTACCAGCTGAACTTACGGCTGGTAAAAATATGTTCAAGATATTCAGTAATAATGATTTCCTAAAACATAAATCACAAATACACATTTCAGTAATAGATCAAAATGGTCAACCTATATATCACCAAGTAGAAAATTTTTCCGATCAAACAGGTCGTGCTGTAATTACTATATGGGTATATCCTGAAACTCCACCCGGGTTAGCTGTTATAAGATTAAGAGGTACAGCTACAAAAAGACCAGGTGGATCCGATATACCGAACAATTGGAAGGATAGAGTTAATGTATCTTGGCAACGAGAACTAACAATTGATCCAACAAAAGATAACACTACACCAATACTGTTCAAAACTATACCAGCAGTTACTATACAAGAAACTATGAGGGAGTATTTGAATCAATCTTTTGAGACAGGAACAGCAGCGACTGGTTCAAATGGGTTAGGTTACAAACATATTAGCCTTCCTTTCCATACTATCCAGCTTCCTATAATTTATTCGTTAGGTGCAGATAACTTTGGGTATATTCAAAGAGGAGGAACATTAGAAAAAGAAATATTTACTGCTGATATGGAGGGTGGATATTTGAACATACCTTTCACGAGCGGGTCAGATGATGCTCCGATATACGATCTAGGTGATTATCAATTACAGCCTGGTGCGACCGGAAATTATACAACTTATGTAAATGAAGTAATAAATGGAAATACTATAAAAGTTTCTCCATATCAATTAGACGTAACAACCTTTGTTCAATCAGCTGGAAATCGAGATGGTGACCCTGGTAGTGTATCTACCGTAAACTCAACAATACTACCTACATCGTTTGGACCAACAACAAACTTCACTATGTCTTGGCAACAAGAGCCTACATATTTGAACGGTGGACTGAATTCACAATCATACGCGCAAATAACATTGAAAAATTTGAAACCTATGACCGGTAGAATCGATAGAATAAAAACTTACGTAAAAAGTCTAGGAACGAGTCAGTTTGAATTATTGAACGAAAGTAAAGTTAGAGATCAAAATTTAATGGTTGATTATACTAACATGGAGGCTTATTACTCTATAGGTAATTTTAGAAATCAAACTGTTATTAATGATTTCTGGACTGCAGGGCTTCGAGGAGGTACAGGTTCTGCAGATATAATAGTTGGAGACGGAACATTTGCTGATTATAATTCAGCTGAAATGATGAACGGTGTGTTTTTGGAAAATACAAGATATTTAGCACATAACTCTGATTGGGAAGCACTTGCAGGAGCTCTTGGAGACCAGTCATATCATAGTTTTTCTACCAAAACACCTATCAATCTATATAAGGGTAATGATTATAAAATAGGGTTAAAAGTAATAGCAAAAAAACGAGAAGGGCAAACAATTGATTCCTTGATGGAAATTTACATATCTGGAAGTAATATTCCGGACTCTGATAATAAAGGAATCGGACACAAACTAATATCTTTATCTTCTGATCAAGAAGTGGTAACCGATGTAACAACGTTTGCGGGAGTATCTACATTAATGCAATCCGGCATGGTTGTAGCACCACCAGTTATTGATAGTAACCAATCTATAGATGTAGTCGGTCAATTTATCCAAAATCAAGAAGATGAGGTATCTATAGTAACATCAGTAAATCCTGATAGTAAAAGACTTGAATTGTTATTTGAACCATCTAAAGATACAACAGCTCATCTAGTATTTGCTACTATAACCGGTGATTGGTATCTTGCAGATGTTTTTATACAAGGAGCAAGAGATTTAGGATTCACACCTACACACACATTCTTGGAAATACCGATATCAACTGCACAAGCAGATGATATTTTAGATTTTAGATTTGAATTTATTAACCCAGCTGGTCAAGTTGCTAACCTCGCTTTAACAACTCAATCTCAAGATTTTGTTGGAAGCAATTTATTTATTAGCGGACCTGAAAACCAACTATCAGGCTCAGTAATTATAGGTAGTGGTATATTAATGGAGGGATTTAATTAATGGCTAATATACGTACAATAGATTATAAAGGATTTAATCATGCAACTGGTAGTCAGGCAACCGGCTCAGGATGGATGTTATGGTCTGGTTCTATGGAACTATCTAAAAGTGGTCAATCTCATACTAATACTGATTACTATGGTGTAGGTATGGAGATGATTCAAGATAGTGCTAGCTATTTACGTTATCAATCAAAAACAGGTTCATCAGCCGGAGCGGGCGGTGAACTAGAAATTGTAACTCCTAAGTTTTTTCTAGGAAGCCCATCATCATTTATATCAGGATCTGGTACAGGAGAGATAGCGATATCATCTTCTAATTTTGAATTAACTAATCAAGGTGATGTTACAATGCTAGGTACCATTACAGCAGAAGCTGGTGGTACAATCGGTGGATTCAATATAGGTTCTACATCTTTATCTACAACAGCATTTCAATTATCATCCTCTCAAAACGGAACAGATCCTGTATCTTTTATATCATCTAGCCAATTCAAAGTATCTTCACAAGGTCAGGTTACTGCATCAGCAGTACAGATATCAGGGAAGGTAACAGCTACAAGTGGTGAAATAGGTGGATGGGATATAGTTAGCTCGTACTTAATGGCTAAAAATAATACTGGTGGTATAAAATTAAATGGAGGTAGTAAAGAAATAACATTTAGATCAGGTTCAAGTGTATCTACTGAGTTTGGATTTTTAGGTAATTTAGATAACTCTGCAGGCCCGGTAGGTATAAGATTTAATACCCCAGGAACAAACGAACTTTTATTTGAAATATCTGAAGACTTAAATAAAATAGCTGGATGGAGTTTTGATAAAAAAGCTATATTCGGTGGAGATATGTATATCGATGCTAGTGGTTCTATTACATCGTCAAACAACTGGGCTATTTCTTCATCAACTAACTCTACCGACCCAGCAGGATTTATTTCATCTTCTGCATTCAAAGTATCATCTGATGGTAGGATAACCGCCTCTGCAGCAAACATAGAAGGTAAAATAACTGCAACTAGTGGTGATATTGGTGGATTTAATATTACATCTACAGGATTGAATTCTGATTCAGGCGAATTCCAAATTACCGGGTCAACAGGTCAAATTACAGGTTCTAAAGTTTTATTTACTGCTGGTCAAATTGCTGGATGGCATATAGAAAGTGATTTTCTTAAATCTAATAATTCATCAATCATTGATATTACACTTGGAAATGACTCTGGGATGTATTTTGATGGTGGTAGCACACCACAGATATATTTGAATCCTGGTAATGGTAGTGTTAACGAATATATTAAAATGTATTACCAAGCAAGTGATGATTTTGGTATTCAAGCAAAATCAGACGCATCCGGTCCAACGTTCCAATTAGGTTCAACAAATCAAATAGCTGGATGGACATTTGATAATGAGCAACTAACAGGTGGTAATTTAATAATAAGAAAAGATGGAACAATACAAACTTCTGATTATGCTTCAAACCTTATGGGATTCCAACTATCTGCTGTAAGTGGTGGATATTTAGAAGTTGAAAATGCAAAGATTAGAGGAACATTAGCAACTGCAGTATTTGAAAAAGAATCTGTAAATGCCGTAGGTGGTCAATTATATGTAGCAAATTCTACCGTTTTAACATCTTCTGCAACACACCCTGCAGTTACCTATTCTGTTCATGATACAACAATGTCGGTTGAAAATGTAACCGGGTTTACACATGGTGAAGTATTAAGTATTAAAAAAGTAAGTACAACAGGATTTACAACTGAATATGTTCAAGTAAATTCATCTTCGAGAGAATCATTATCTAGTGAAACTAATTTTGCTGGTAATTTAATGGTTACAAGAAGTTTAGGATTTACAGGTGGTAGTGTTGTAAATGGCAATTCTGGTTCACTTGGAGGTACGCCTGCAAATAGTCAATCATATAGTGGTTCACAAGTTATTGTATCGACAGGTAAAATAGGAACAGGATTTATAAGATTAAATGCTAATCCGAACGATACAACTACACCTTATATTGATATAGTAGAGAGAACCGGTTCAGGAATTTATGATATTGAATTGAAAGCTCGTTTAGGTGATTTATCAGGAGTCGCAAGCACAGGGCCTGTACCAGCTGATCCTGGGTTTGGTTTATTTAGTGAAAATGTATTTCTATCAGGAACTATAACTGCGAGTGCAGGAAAAATAGGTGGTTTAGAGATTGGTAGTACATTCTTAAAAGCGGGTACAAAATATCAAATATCATCTTCTGAAAATGAAAATGATCCTGCTTCTTTCATTAGCTCAAGTAATTTCAAAGTATCAGCGGATGGTAGAGTAACAGCAAGTGGTATTAATGTAGATGGTACTATTTCATCAAGTATAGGTAATATAGGTGGATTTACGATAGGTTCTTCTACAATATCAACTACCGCGTTTCAATTCTCTTCATCTCAGGTAGCTACAGATCCAGTTTCATTTATATCATCATCGAATTTCAAAGTATCATCAGGTGGTACTGTTACTGCATCTAATATGAGATTAACAGGAGTTATTTCTTCAAGTGAAGGTAACATTGGTGGCCTGACTATTGGTTCATCTGCTATATCTACTACCGCGTTCAAAATTTCATCATCAACTGTAACTACAGATCCTGTTTCATTTATTAGTTCATCAGACTTCAAAGTATCAGCAGATGGAAGAATGACTGCAAGTGCTGGACTAATTGCAGGGTGGAAAGTAAGTGAAAATGCACTTGAATCTAAAATGTTAATGATAAACAGTGATAGAGGATATATTTCTTCTTCAGGTGCAGCTATAGGAGCTGGTCAATCTAATTTCGGTTGGAGAATATCAGCATCAGATGATACTGATGATTTAGGTGGGTTTATATCTTCTTCAGGATTTAATGTAAGTCCTGGTGGGTTAGCTTCCGCAGTTAACTTTTCTGAAACTATGGTTATTGTTACTCAAGCTAATTCATCTTCTTACTTTTCAAATAATAACAACTACTCAGGAGCTTCAGATGGTGTTAGATTAATATTTGATGGTTCAGGTGGAGGTAAGGTAACAATGAACATGCAATTAGATACAGTTCCGTGGAATACCTCAATCGGTGCTGGTGGTGCACAAAGACCTATATCAGATATAAAAGTACCATTATCAGCTGCTAATACCAGACAATCAGTTAATTTAATAATTAATGTAGCAGGGGTTGAGTTTACCGATGATGGGCCAATTGCACCAGATATAGATGATTATTTATCAAGATAAAAGGAGAATAAGATATGGGAACATACACACTTTCAAAAGGAGAAAACTACACACTAGGTAAAATTAATAATCAAGCTATTATTTTTGCTAGTTCTGATCACGCACATAAACCAATGTTAATTAGAAATACATTACAACTTTCTGGTTCTTTCGGTGATAGTTCAGAAGGCGGACAATTAGAGCTCTGGCCATATTCAGGTGGTACTTATACATGGATTATAGATCATTACAAACAAGGTTCAAATGCCGCTTTAAGATTTTTTCATGAAGGAGCAGCCACAGCTGTAAGAATGTTAATAGAAGCAAACACAGGTGACGTTGGTATAGGTGATATTGCTCCAACTAGGAGATTAAGTGTTATAACAGATGATAGTGGTGATTATGTAGCGTTTTTCAAAAATGAAAATACTAGTGCGCCGCATGGAATACGTATACGTTGTGAGAAAGAAAATAATGAGTCAACATATGTTCGATTTGATCGAAACAGCGGGTATTCTGTCGGAAGCATTGTAGGTGATGGTGATAATACAATTAGCTATAATGAATCTTCAGATGTTAGATTAAAGAATAATATAAGAGACTGTGAATTTACTATCGATGATTTCGATAAAGTTAATATTAGGTCTTATGAAAGATCTTCTGATAGGACACATCATGGTGTAATTGCACAGGAATTATTAGAAACTAAATTTGCTGAATTTGTACATACCGGAGAAGAAGAAAATAAAGCAAAAGGCTTGAAAGAAGGGGATGAAGAATATACGTATATGGAGGTTGCATATAATAAATTTATTCCTATGTTAATAAAAAGTGTTCAAGATGCAAATACAATGATAAAAGAATTACAACAGGAAGTTAAAGAACTCAAGGAGAAGTTAAATGGCTAATCTGAAAGCAGTAACGTTTTTTAGTGGTTCAACTTTTATTACAGGCTCTGATAATAAAATATCATCATCTATTGTTGTAGGTAAATGGGAAGTAGATCCTGATGATGCTTCAAGTATACAATTCAGGATACCTTCCTCATCATTCGGTGGAAGTAATGATAGAATTGGATTTTATGTTTCAGGTAGTGGTAGAGTTGGTATAGGAACAAAAGATCCTGAAACCGCTTTCGATGTTAGAGATATTGGAGAAGATGTAGACCCTAGAGACAGAGCAGCTAAAACTACAATGCTTAAAGTTGCTAGAACTACACAACAGTTTGAAACACCTGTAACTGCAAGTGTTGTTAGTGCCAGTGTATCTGTAGAAACAGCTATTCATTATGGTGGTAATATAGGTACAGTATATGAAGATTATATTTATTTAACACCAACTGATTTTAATAATTTAACTGATAATGCTAGTGTAACTACAGCAGGTGAAATTGAAGGTAATGGAGCTTTTATAGCAGATAATGGAGCAAGAGGAACATATCATGCTCAAAAAATAATACCTAAAGGGTATAAAGCTACCCATGTAATGATTAATGGCTCAAGCGCATCTGATACTTTTAGAGTATATTCAAGTAGTTGTGATGCAACCACAACCCTTACAGTTAGCTCAGGTAACCCTAATACGGAAGCAGCACTATCACCTAATGTTACAGGTGGAAATGGAGTATATGTTTCAGTTATGTGGGGTTCTAGAGGTAATACCGACGTATACGGAGGATATATTAAACTGGCGAAATCTTAATGGTAAATGTGATAAAGTGATATTTATATATGGCTACAAAAATAAAATGGAATAATGCAGATTTTAAGTGGAATGATAATCCGCATAAATGGAATCTTGTGGAACTTATCGAAGAACTGGTTTCTGACGGTATTTCCGGAGATACGGTTCCTAGAAAATTAGATGAGCTACCTAAAGAAAAGAAGAAAAAGTTCATTAGGTTGTTAATGGAATACAAAGGCATCAAAGTATATGATGAGAAAAAAGAAGTAAAAAATATTAAAGCTTATGCGAACGATGTTAAATTAATCGCTGAGGAGATAAAACGTAATGTACAAATTATACACTGATAAGATTGAAAATTTTGAAGCTAAAATAAAATTAGAAGGTGCTTCATTAAAAAAATCTAAAGCAAGATTAGTTGTTGAGGCTGATGACTTTGATTTAATGTTCAAAGGTACTATCTCTGAAACAGGTAAAGTAAAAATTCCTGTTAAAAAACTGAAAGGGCTGTTAGATGAAAATACTAGCGGTACAATACGTTTAGAAGTAATAGCTGAGGATACATATTTTATTCCTTGGGAAAGTAATTTTCAAGTTGATACTTCTAGAAAGGTAACTGTTGAGATACAATCACAACAAAAACCTATAATTGAAAATACTTCTAAACCTAAAATAAAAGTAAAAGTTATGAAAGAACAAGTGGTTACAAGATCTGAAAAAGAGCATGTTATTAACATAGTAAAAATGTTAATTAAAGAGAAAATAAATCTAAAAAATTTAACTATAAAAAAGAATCAGTTAAATAATATTATCGGTGAATATATTACTGAAAATAAATTAAGTGAAGATCAAAAAACTCCTGTAATCAATAAAGTTATCAAAGTTCTTGAACGAAGATAAGAGGAGATTAGGTTATGCCATTACCTGATTTAACCAATCAAAATATACAGGATACGTATCAACGAGTCCTTCAAAGAGATGCATCTGGTGACATAAGAGATGGTACCGGGTCTTTGTATATACCACCATCTGCTTCTCACGCAACAACTGCATCTTACGCAGTATCTGCTTCTCATGAGATAACATACGAACTATCTTCTTCTTATGCTCAAACCGCAAGTAATGCAACCAACTTTACTGCATCAGGTAATATAAGTGCAAGTGGTCACATACAAGCAGCTACAGGCTCATTTAATAGATTGCAACTTTCATTTAATAATGATGATACTGATTTTATTATTGCAAATAATCAAAATAGTGTTTCATTAAAAATGAATAACATAGAAAATGTTAATTTTAAGAATAATGAAACCACCTTTTTTCAACCTATAACAGCATCAGGTGAAATAAGCGCAAGTGATGTAATATATGGAGGTGCATTCGTAAGTAAAGGTAAAATGATTGGTACATCTGATAGTGATCGTGTAACACTTGGAAATGCAGGTTTTCCGACTTTTATTCAAGGTAATATAACAGGCTCAGGTAATATAAGTGCATCTGATATAACAGGTCGTACAGGCTCATTCGATTATTTAGAATCCGATAGAATAATAGGACACACAGGAGATGCTAATACAGGAATTCAATTTGCCCCAGATACTACAATTATTAATTCTAATAATGTTCAAGTAGCAAAATTTAGAGCAACTGATGGTACGATTATAGGTAACAAAGATTATAGTACTAGTATATCTGGTTCTACCTTTGAAGTGAATTCAGCTCAACAAACCTTTATCGGTAATTTAACCTCGAGCGGACATTTATTATTCAAAGATCCTGATACACAGGGCGGAGATGGTGGAGCTATTTTACGAACTACAGGTGATACAAATGCAGGTACTTTTATTATACAACTAGGAGATATAGAAGCTAACGGTGGTAATACAATGGTTAGCATTGATGATGCTCAAAATAAGGTTGTTGTAACAAATAACTTTAGTGCAAGTGGGGTAATAACAGGAGAAGGATTAGTAATATCTGATGATGCAAATATAACTGATAATCTCACAGTAGGAGGTAATATAACATCTTCAGGTAATATAAGTGCAAGTAGTTTTATAACAGATGGTCATATAACAGCCTCAAGAAACATAAGTGCAAGTGGATTTATAGCAGGTAATTCATTCCGTGGAAATGGTAGAATATATACAAACTATAATTTATCAGATGAACACTTTATAAGAAATACAACAGTTCACAATCCAATAGTAAGTGCAGTAGGTGGATTTCATACAACAGGTCATTTAACAGCATCAGGAGCTATA